ATTATAACTGACGAATTGTTTTTTGAGTCGATGTTTTTGGCAGAACAAGAAGTAATTGAAAAAATTATAACTGGCAAAAATCAAATTCAGGAATACAAAGACTGGGTACAGCGCGAGCACTGTTCGCGTAATGAAGAAATAATTTATGATCGCGAAGACTTTTATTGTGAACACGAAGCAGTAGATTTGGTTGTGCACGATATTGGTGCAGAGCATTTAAAGAGTTTTGAAGAATGGCTAAATATGTGCGATTGTTATGGCTACAACATAACTGCTGAAGTTTCGTAAAATGAAAGGTTAAATTAAAATGATTTTTAGTAAAGTAAAAGAATTGCAGAGTGAAGGCAAAAAGATCGGCATTACATTTTCAACATTTGACATGGGACCGCATGCTGGACATATTGCAATGCTTGCTGAAGCTAAAAATCATTGCGATTATTTGATATGCGGTTTACAAACTGACCCTACTATTGACAGACCGGCTACAAAGAACAAACCAGTACAGAGTATTGTTGAACGTCAAATACAGCTAGCAGCTTGTCGATATGTAGACGAAGTGGTTGTATATCAAACTGAACAAGATTTGATTGATTTAATTTTAACTCTGCCGATTGATGTTCGTATACTTGGAGTCGAATATCAGGATAAAAATTTTACCGGAAAAGCAGAAGGCACAACTCGCGGAATACAAACTGTTTTCAATACACGAGATCACAGCTTTAGCAGTTCTAGTTTGAGAAAACGAGTTTATGATTCTGAGCTAAAGAAAGAAAAAGCAGAAAAGGAGAACGCCAATGCGTGATGAATTAGACTCTTTGTTGTGCAAAACATATCCTAAAATGTTTGTAGAACGCCATAAGCCAATGCAAGAAACATGTATGTGCTGGGGATTTGAATGCGGCGATGGCTGGTTTAATATTATTGATCAGCTGTGTTCTAACATTCAGCACTACATTGATTGGACTGAACGTAATTACAAAAGAGATGTTGAATACAACACAGCAGTTACTGAAGCAAAAAATGGTAACACTGCAGGGCTTGAAGAATATTTCAAAGACATGTATAGAATTGATGATCGTATTGCTGAAGCAATTGACGGTCCATTACGTGAAGTTAAAGAACCACCAACTCAGGTCGTCGTTAATCAAGTTAAGGAAAAATTCGGTACACTGAGATTTTACTATACTGGCGGTAATGATCAAATACGTGGTATGGTGTCAATGGCTGAAAGCATGAGTGGTGTTATGTGTGAGGAATGTGGTGCGCCTGGTACAACTGGTGGCAAGGGATGGATTTCTACATTGTGTGACACACACAGAAAGAAATATGAAAAACAGCTTTGAATAATTTTACTTTTATTCAATGTCGTGTTATAATTAGTACAACTCAGTACTAATTTGGAGATTGTAAAATGGATATTGAAATTCTTAGAAGTGTTCTTAAAGATCAAATAGCTAAACCATGTAAGGCTATTGTTAACAGCGAGTCTGCGTTTGTTCAGGATAAACTTCTTAAAGCTGGACAACACGCTTTAGCAAGTGCGTACTGGAAGTGGGTTTGCACTGGATTGAACAATGTGCATAATCCTGGATTTGACTCTGACATTATTGATTTGCAAAATCAACTCAATCAAATTGATCGAGCTTCCCGTCAAGGTGTTGCTGTTAACAGTCGTTTTGATTGAGCAGCATTGTATTTTTACCAAATAACTAGAGTTCATTATGAAAAAAGAATTGATTGATGTTGTACGTAAGATTCGCAACTTGAATAAACGCCAAGAAGAATATCTAGACAAGATTCCATCCGATATTAAGGATGCATTCTTTGATAATTCTTACGTGAATGATATGTCAATGAAGAATGACATATTAATGTTAGCACTATTTGGTGACATTGTTGTTGAAGACGTTTTTTGGTTCTTGTATGAATATAAAGAAGGTTCGGCAGGTCCACACATAAGCTTGGATTCTGAGGACACACTTACATTTAATACCGATGAAGATTATTACAAGTATCTTGAAGGCATAGAAATTCAATAGGAGTTGAGCATGTCAGATTTTTTACTGTATAACCTTGCATTTTGTCTGGGTTTTATTTTTACCGCTATTCTTATTTGGTAACATCAAATGAACATCTACATTGATATGGACGATGTAGTTGCAGACTGGCACAGCGCTGCTCAGCAACTAGTTAAACTCAAGTGGGACAAAAACGCAGAAAGAATTACTCAAGCTGAGTGGAACAAGATCAAGGAAGATTCACGGTTCTATCGCAACTTACCACTAATGAGCGGTGCCAAAGAACTTGTCGATACTTGTAGAGACTATATTAATAAAAACCCTAATTTTCATTTGCGGTTCTTAACAGCAATACCACACGATTACTCTATGCCACTCGCAGCACAAGATAAAGTTCTTTGGGCGATGGATCATTTTCCGGGGATTCCTGTTACGTTTGGTCCATTCAGTCATGATAAGTGGAGACATTGTAAGGTCCATGGTGATATATTGATTGATGACCGCTGGAGCAATTGCAGTGATTGGCACAACGCTGGTGGGGTCGCGCATCGATATTCTGGCTGGGAAAATTGTAAACCATGGTTAGAAATGACTCTGTCATAATTTTACTTTTATTTCAGATTGTGTTATAATTACTTCATACACAAATATTGGAGTACTCTATGGATTTTGTTACAAGCATCATTACTATTGTTTTGGTTTTTGTTGGCTTTATTACTTTTGTAATTTCCTCAAAGCAATAATTCATAACCTTATCGAGTAATTGACATGACACAAGACACCACTAAATTAGTTCAATGTCGTAAAACTGGCGTTTGGTACAATCCTGTTAAGAAATTTGAGGATTTAAAAGCTCAACAGTGGTTTATTGATTTGTTAAAACGAATGGCCGACAAATGAACGAACGAATTGAAGAACTGCTGGAACAGAGTCGTTACGATTCAAAAGACTGGCGAGAAGGCACCTACTCTGAACGAATTGAGTGGTTGCATTTGATGTACGCGGATGCCAAACAAGAGATCGAACGCCTTCAAGATAGCATATTCCTTTTTCAAGAAGCAGAACGCAAACGTAACGCTGGAGGTTAATATGTCGGGCGGACACTTTGATTATCAACAGAGTAGAATTAATGATATCTCCATTGCTATTGAGTGCCAAATTTTTAGCAATGGAAAAACGTCTGAAGATGGTTATAAGACTGAATATTCTTCAGAGACGATCAAAGAATTCAAAACGGCTGTTTATCAATTAAGGAAAGCATTTATATATGCACAACGAATTGATTGGTTTCTTTCTGCTGATGATAGTGAGTCAGATTTTCACGAACGGTTGGCAGAAGAATTAAAAATTCTGGAGAGACAATATGAGTAAACGAAAATGAAAATTCAAATTAAAGAAATTGCCGAACAATCCATAAGATTGGCATTGAATGAAAATTTGGCTGGTACAAAAACAGCAGACTTGCGAGATTTAAAATTCGCTGAACTCATTGTTGATGAATGCATTAATGAGATAACCAAGCACTATGAAAAAGAGTTCAGTAATGCAGTACTACAATGGGATCTTGGATACATTGGCGGATTACGAACTGCAATCGATTTAATCACTATCGAGCGTTAATTTTACTTTTATTCCGATTGTGTGTTATAATTACTCTATTGTTTAATTGGAGATATTATGTCAACGCATTGCTTAATAGGTGTAGTTCACGGAGAGACTATCAAGACCATTTACTGTCGTTTTGATGGTTATCCTCATGGAGTTGGAGAGATGTTGTTGGAACACTACAACAGTGCAAAGGCAAACCATCTTATCTCTTTAGGCGATATTAGTTATCTAGAAAAAGAAATTGAACCGCCTGCCGGCGTTGAACATAGTTTTGATAATCCAGCAGATGGTGTTACTGTTTTCTACGGTCGTGATCGGAATGAGCCTAATGCTGGATGGAATATATTCCTTCATGAACCATCGTTCAATCATTATAGAAATTGTCTTCTTAGTAGAGGTAACGACTTTAAACACGTATATCTGATAAAGAACGATATGTGGTATTATCTTCCTTCTGGTACTAAATTATCCAACGCGAAACTTCTCAGCGAGGTGATATAATGAATGTTATTGACAAACGTAAAATGCTGGAAGGTTTGGCCTACAATATATCCATCACAAGTGACTTAACACAGGAATTAACTGAGGAACAAATTGATGCACTGATTCACGTCCGTGATACAATGCGTCGGGTTGGTCTTTCGGCCAGGGCAGACGAATATGGTCGTATTATTGTGCTAAACAAACGGCAATTTCCAGTAGCCACTGCTCTTGTCATTTAAGGATTAATATGACCGAACGTAACATGGTTGAAATCAAAAAAATTGAAGAGATCAAACCAATTGAAGGTGCTGATAAAATTGTTTCTTATAGGATTGGCGGGTGGTGGGTAATTGATCAAAAAGATCGATATCAAGTTGGCGATCGCATTGTTTACTGTTCTATAGATTCTTGGATCCCTACTAGTATAGCACCATTTTTATCTAAAGGCAAAGAACCAAAAGTTTATTATAATGTTCCAGGCGAGAAGTTGAGAACAATTCGATTACGTGGACAAATTTCACAAGGATTGATTTTACCTTTGTCTGTTCTACCAGAAGCTCAATATAATATTGATCAGCGTCTTGACGATATTCTTGGTGTTCAAAAATGGGAAATGGAAATTCCTGCTTCTCTGGCTGGTAAAGCAAAAGGATCGTTCCCATCGTTTATCGAAAAAACTGACCAAACTAGAATCCAAAATTTAACAGATAAATTCCATAAATTAAACTGTAAGATGTTCCAAGTCCAAGAGAAATTAGAAGGATCGTCTGCTACATTCTACTTGCGCGGTGGTGAATTTGGTGTATGTTCAAGAAATTTGGAATTGCACCGTGATGAAGGCAATACTTTTTGGCAAGTAGCCATTGAGAATGACATTGAAAGCAAACTACGACATTACAGTGGCGGATTTGATATTGCTATTCAAGGCGAATTGATAGGACCGGGAATTCAAGGCAACATTTATAAATTGGCAAAACACACCGTTCGATTTTTTGACGTGTTTAATATCTCTGCATTCGCTTATTTCAATCCACTAGAAGCTCAAAAATTCATCGAGAAAATGGGGCTGAATTTTGTCCCTGTTCTTGGTGAGTATATTTTCAACGACAGCACTACTGTGGATAAACTACTGGAGATGGCAGAAGGACATAGCCAACTATACGCTACACAACGTGAAGGTTTGGTATTCAAGTTTGTCGGCAATGATGGTCTGACTTTTAAGGTTATCAGCAATTCCTATTTGGAAAAACAAAAATGAAAACGACTGTACATCATTGGAGGTTCCATGATGGCAAGACTCCAATAAATCCTGGAAGCCGGTTTGGAGAAATGGTGCCGCCACGAGGGTGGTACTGTTGGGTCTGGCCAGAAGACAATGATGTCTTTGAAGACTGGATGGAAAGCCGCTGCCCAAAAGCAGATGTTGCTTGGCGATTTAATTCTGGAAATCCAATGTTCACAGTGTATATCTATGATGAAATTGAATCATCATTATTTGAAAATGAATGGATAAAAAATGGAACAGATGAAACTAGCAACTAGCCCAGATAGATTGACATATCAAAGAGATGCGTTTCTTAAGCGGCAATCAGATGCAGGCAAAAATCCAGAAAATGATGCTATAACAAAACAAATTTTTGACATCTATGAGAAAAGTAGGATTGACCACACTATGAAATATGAATCAACAGTACCCGAAAATGACCTAGAGTATGACCTGAGAGCATCTGGGATGTTTAAAAATAAAGTTAATAGTGATAACTATGCTCAACATTTGTATGCTACCCTGTGCAATAATGACTTCTTTAAAGGCGAAATGAAGGAATCCTGGCACTGCTCGTGGAGGTATGCCGGTGGAATAGTAGCAGACTTACGCGGTGAAGGCGACTATATTGATTGGTATCTATCAGGCATGAGATTTGATGGCGATCGTCCAGTTGAACTGCTGCCAGAGGGTACTATCTGTGAAGAAGTACGGGCAGACTTATTGACTATTGGTTGGAGAGTTGAAGAGTACTCTGAACCTTCTATTGACCTTGACAAACTTATTAAGGACGCTCATGAATAAGAAAATCCAAAAACTTATGAAGAAGGCTGGCTTTATTTTATGGGATAAAGAGTCTTGGAAACCAGCCGGTGCAGTTGTTGACTGGAGTTGCGACTATGATAGGGACATGAAGAAATTCGTTGAACTGTTAGTGGAGGATATAGCAAACCGTTTTGGTTATACTACCGACATTAGAGAACAGATGCTCAGTCGATATCTGGATAAATAATCCAAATCCCCCCGAAAGGGGGTTGGTGGCTCAGCTAGAGCCAAGAAAGCCAACCCCTTTTTCTTTTTACATTATGAAAATACGTGAAATTTTTAAAAAACAATTGTCTCATTTGTACAGTTCGAGGCAAGAGTTAACTTACCTTTTAATCACACATGATGGGTACACACAAGTCAAGTCAATTTCATTTTGGGCAATAGGCAAGTTGAGTCAAGATTATCTTTATCTGCCCAAGGACCAAGAGAATAATTTGTTACCCGTGTTCCGTGAAAAACCTCAAAAGAAAGTTAAAATTTGAAATAAATTTCTATTAAGCTGAGCCAGAGCTTAAAACTGTGATATAATACAACTATCAACACAACTAAAGGAAATATTATGAAAACAATGGAATTGCAAGGTAATAACGCTGCTGATCGTAATGATTGGTTAAAAGGCTTGTTGCGTAATGGCACTTACGACATTACATTCACCAAAGTAAATGGAGAAACAAGAACTATGCCATGTACTCTTGAAAGTTCTAAACTTCCACCGGTTGTTGTTAAAGAAAACACTGCTGTGCAAGTTGAAAAAGTGGTAAAGTCAGACTCGTTACGTGTTTGGTGTATTGATAAACAAGAGTGGCGTAGTTTTCGAGTCATGTCTGTAACCTCTATCGCAGAATCGGCTTAACGCTAGTAAGCTTTCTCAAAATCAATAAGCCAGTGTTGATGCTGCATTTTTACGTAAAAATGCAGTCTGTTTAATTTTACTTTTATTGCAAAATCCGTGTTATAATCATTACATCAATTCAATAGGAGTAATAAATGGTAACCAATTTCATGTCACTTGAGCAAATTAAAAAAGTGTTGGATCGTGTTCAAGATGAAGCAACCAAGGCATCTGAAACCTATTTGAGCGATGAACTGGGTGGGCGTGATCAATTCCCTTGTGGTTTTGCTTGGGTTAACATTGTGGGTTTCAAAGGTCAAAAAATTAACGGCAACACCAAGATGGGCAAGCTGTTGAAAGAAGCAGGCGTTAAACAAAACTATGGTGATCGTAAGTTCCAGTTGTGGTGTCCAGGTCGGATTCGGTGTCAGAATGTTTACGTGATTGAACAAGGAGCAGTCCAAGCCGCAGCAGTACTAGAAAAAGAGGGGTTTGATGTTGAAATCGGTTCCCGTTGGGACTGATATGGTATAAAATAATTGTTAAACAGGACAACTCAGCTGTTTCTGTGTTATAATATACACATAAACAGAAACAAAGGAACGTAAATGATAAGTGATCAAGTCAATGAGCTGGAGATGAAAATAAGAATAATCGAAGCATCTCCAGCTAGCTATAGTGGTGGATCAAAATCTTACTTTTCAGGTTATGCAACTTACTTGAAGCCGGCTGCGCAGAAGAAAGTTGATGCCTTAAACAAGAAAATAGAAAAACTTCTGGATTCTGTTGCTGAGCATTAAATCTCGATCGAATATACTTTAACTAAGACTGTATTATGACTAATATTAAAAAACGTGAATCCGATTCTTATCTTGGCACATTTGACGCATCGTCAAAAAAAGACATGGAGCAACTCTCGTACCTGCGTAGTGTTGTTAGCGGCATGAACAAGATGCTAAAGCGCGAGACAGGCAAAACATTCCGAATCTGTGTTCGCGGACGTGCTCCTAAGAAAAAGATGGCTGCAAAAGACGGTTACTTTTTATCGTCTTCATGCAGACCTGTATCGTACGACTTTGGCGGTAACATTGTTGGTGGTATTGCTAACGCTACTTATCTGGACGCATATATCTACACGCGTTAATACATTAATACAATAACACGCCCGATAAATATTTGTTGATTCCGTCGTGACAACACGATGAGAAAACGTTTATTCTTCAGATTTATAGGGATGTGTTATGACGAAAAAAGTCGGAATTGTTTTGGCTGGTGGAGGCGCTAAAGGAGCGTTTCAAATAGGTGTATTAAAAGTACTGCGTCAGTATATGAAAGCTAATGATCAAGAATTGGTAGCAGTATCTGGAACGTCAATTGGAGCATTTAATGGCGCCTTTCTAGCAAGTAATCAATTTGATTTGCTAGAACAAATGTGGATGGAATTTGATACAGACAACTGCCCGTTAACTCGAACAGGAATGTTTGGTGTTGTAGGAACTATGCTTACAAAAGGCTATGCATATCACCCAGAACCGTTAAAGCGGTTTATAAAGAAAAACCTAAACTTTAAGAGTTTCATTGAATCAAAAATTACATACGTCAATACAAAAGTGTGTTTGACAAATGGTGAAATGGTATTAGGTGGAAATCGTGGACGGAATGCAGCCCTTGGCAAGGATATTATTTGCAAAGAAATTATGGCGAGCATGGCTGCGATTCCTTTTACTCCTTCGGTAAACATTGATGGGCATGAGTATGCAGACGGTGGTTTTAAAGATGCTGTACCAGTTGAGGCACTTATTAATGCTGTACCCAATTTGGATAAAATCTATATTATTGAGTGCAATAAACAAAAGCGTTCTTGGAAACCTGAAATTAGTGTCAATTCGCCCCGAACACTTTTTGCTAAAATATGTTTTGTCTTTGACGAAGTGATGTGGGAAGAGTGTAATAGAAGTGACATTGAAATTGGCAAATTAAAATATTGGGGAAATGACGATAAGTTCACACTGATATCACCGGCAAAAGTTGACCTACGCGCAACAGATTTTGATGTTGATAGCATATCAGAGCAGTTAAATCACGGCATCAGTCTTGCTAGGAGCATTTTTACCAAATAGTTTACTTTTATTCCAATGCTACAATAACTGTGTTATAATACACACATACAGTAACAAAGGATACACAATGACTGCTTTTAAAACTTGGGACGAGATGAGCGAACTTGAACAAGCTCAAGCCACTTGGTGGGATGCTTTCAAGGATGCTCATGGATATCGCCCACGCGGTATTGATACATCTGAGTGGACTCTAACTTGTTTTAAAACGGACATTGTACGGTTGGGCGAGACGATTGCCTTGCAAGAAGCAGAACGCCGCAATCAAGAAGCAGTTGCAGTGGTCAAGTTCGAGCATCGAGTACAGAAGACCATGCAAGACAGCGCCAAGGATCGCGACATGGCCCTACGTTGGATCCACGAAGCAGAGGGTAGCAACGGAGACGATGACTACCTTTGCTACCTTGTTGGAATTCCTTACGGTTACTTTAACAAACGCAAATGAACAAACTGACAGTTTTCAAACATATAATGCGCGACTATGAGATTTTTCGTATTTGTCGATATGGTCCATTAGATGCGCTGTACCATGCAATACACAGTGCATTTCGAGATATTAAAAAATCACATTGATGCTGCACAACTATCAAATTGAACTAACCACTCGTTGTAATTTTAAATGTTGGTATTGTACTGGTCGACAGATGCCACAACAAGATATGGAGTGGAGTACGTTCGTTGTTATAATCAATACCGTTCCACCTGGTAAAACAGTTTCATTGCAGGGAGAAGGTGAACCAACATTGTGGCAGCATTGGTCTAAAGGAATACAGTATGTTGCTGATCGCAATCTCATTCCATATTCCATTATAAATGGAAGTGTTGTAGATGTTGAGTTATTATCAAAATATTTTCCACGCATTGGTATAAGTATTGACACGCTGGACAGTACTGAAGCCAATAAAATTGGAAGATACAATATTGATAAAGTTCTCAGCAATATTGAATTGCTGTCTGCAGCTATGCCAAATCGTGTCAACATACATGTAACAAAGATTGATAAGGATACAAGCGCGGTAGTCAACTGGGCAAAGGAACGCAAATTACAGTGTATTGTACAGTCATTGCAGATCAAGAAAGATTACCAAGTAATTTACCCAGCAAATTTTAAAACTCCAATAAAGCAAATGCCGGGTTCAGACAAAACGATAACGTGTAATTATTTGTCCGGTAACAAATATCATTATTATACAGTATCCGGAAAAAAGTTGCCGTGTTGTTACATTAAAGAAAATGTGACCGCGTTTAATGCCATTACTGCTGCAGCCCAGATGAAAGCAGGAGTGGTTCCAGAGCATTGTAATGGATGTAGAAACTTACATACTGTTCAATAGAAAATTTTAGTGTTATTAAAAATTTAAAGATTAAGGAACGATAATTATGTGTTGGAATATGGAAGCCAGCTTTGCAGTGGCAGCGTTAGGTATGGCTGGAACTGCATTATTAGTTAAACGAAAGGAACATCCATTTCTTTATTTGACTGTATTTTATTTTGCACTGATGGAATTGCTTCAGGCATTTACCTATTTGTATATTGGGCAGTGTGCAAGTCATGAAAACCAAATATTGACACTTCTTGGTGCATATCATATATCATTTCAGCCAATATTTGTAGTTCTTATTTCTCTGTATTTTGTTCCAGAAGGATTTAGACAGCGAGTACAGTATCCTGCAATATTTTTTGCCGCATGCTGCTCGGTAGTTCAATTGGTTGGATATTATCCGTTTCAATGGGCTAACCATGCAACGGACGCAATGATATATGGCAAGGATTTGTGTGCTAACCACGGCTTGTGGCACATTTCTTGGTATGTACCAACTTTTGATAGTATGAGCTCAGTAATTGGTTATTCACCACGAGTTAGCCCTTACATGTTAGGTACTATTGTTATTCCATTGTTGTTGGGTAGTTGGAGATTCACGGCCGTAAACTATACTTTTGGCTTTTTGATTGCATACTTGACAACGTCCAGTCAAAATGAAGCTGCCGCTGTATGGTGTTTACTGTCCTTTGCATACCTTATGATATGTTCTGAAACTCACATTCGAAACTTAATTCACGTTAAAACTTGGTATGGATTGCCTTATCCATGGACTAAACAATCATAATGTTAAAGGTTCGTAAAATGAAAGCAACTCAAAAGATTCGTTTAACACTTGATGGTGTATCAATTGATACTTGTGCTAAAAATATCCGCAAGGGATTATGTAAAGAAGAAAGTGCAAACAAAGCAGCAAAAATGTGTTTGTATTCTTTTGAAATGTTTATACAAACACATGGGGCTGGCTTTGAATATATAGTTGGACACAAAGGATTTTGGAATGGTCACAATGTTGGACTAGACATTATCTAAATTATTGAATGAGTGCAAAAATGAAATTTAAACAACGCAGACCCTCTAGAGATCAACTTTGGGGAATGAGTCCAAGCCAATTCAAGACAATGCTAAAACGTCGCGGTCACCGTATTGGTCGTGACTTCTTTAAGATTGGTTCAGTATCAAAATTCAAAGGACGACTGTTTCGTTTTCGTTGGTGGGGTAGTGTTGGTGAGTTTTTTGTAGATGTTAGTTGTCCTATTATAGATTTTGATCGCTGGGCAAACAGCACAGACAGTACAATTACATTTTATGACTGGAATAAAGAAGTTGTAGAGAAGGTTACTGCTTCGCGTGCTAGTCTGGTAGATGGTTCAAACAAAGTCTATACACAAGATGAATGGTCAAAAATGCGTGCAATTAAAGTTAACAAATTTAATAAATATTGCACATAACAAAAAGAAAGGTCGCAGTAAATCGCGAACAACAAATGAAACGTATTTTTGAAATATTTTACCGCAAGCAAATTGCACAAACCACCTCTCCTCTAAACCAGCGTATTGTTGCATTGGAAGCTGAATTGCTGGCTGCAAACAATCAACTAGTCAACCTTCGGCATATAAACAAAGATTTGGCGGATCAAATTGCCAAATTGACAGGCGCAAATCAAGAAAATGGACTGACTAGAAGCCGATACGTCGCTATCAATCTGCCTGGTGAATTAGTAGACATGAATGATGTTCCACTTCGCGGAACATACAACGGGTGTGAGTGCGACTATGAATTGGAATGTGTTGCTGGTAGTAACAACACACTGTTATTGTTGCGGTCAAATCAGTCAAGTGCGAACAAAATCGACCTGGAAGTCGTTGGTACAGGGTCAGTTTTAATCAATATAAAGCAGCGACTGGTGCTGAATGGAAACGCCAGCATAGCGTTTAGTACGTTGGACACTGTGGAAATTAAACCGGACGTGGAAGACTTCTTTGTGGTTGATTATTACTGCCGACCCATCCAGCAGCTATACGAGCAAGCAACAATGCTCGTTAACCGTATTGACCCGAACTCCTAAATAAAATTTTTCTATACAGCATCAAAGAAAAAGGGTCGTGAGACCCTTTTTTACTTTTATTGAATCTGTGTTATAATACATTTAACGCAGTAATTAACAGAGGAAAGTAAATGGCACAGTCAATCAAAGAAGCAGTACTACCGCTTAAACAAGCTGCAGAAGATCGCGCTCGTGCTGCTATAACTGCTCTCATTGATACCACGCTTGCGAATTTTGCTGCAGCTGGCAACGACCTGAATACGTTTGCGCCATATCCCCAATCTGGTATTGGTCGTAAAGAATACATGATTAGATTACAGCGTCGCAAGTTTGTAGAATCTATTACATCGGCTGTCAAGAGTTCACTCAAACACAACGAGCCTTACATTAGAGTTCCTAGTGTGGAAGGTCGTGAACGTGCTATTAACAACACCATTGAAGCTGCTACTGCAGCATATGATGCGTATGTTGCCAAGTTAGAGAGCAAAATCGGTGCAGTCACTGAAGCAAATCTGATATCATTAAAAGACGTTTGGTACGACAGCAAGTTGACCGTTGTAAAGCTAAACGGCAGTACAGAAACTTGGTCTACAAAATGTATTCTCAATACAAGCAGTCTTGGAAAAGTGTTCAATCAATGGCCAACAAGAATTGCAAAGTAAAGTCCAGTTTACTTTTATTGTGCGTTGAGTTATAATTACTGTATTGATTAATTAAGAGTTGTCATGAACGTCGTTGAAAAACGACATCGTGGCAGAAGAATTTTGGAGAGATATTATGAGTAAACGAAAATGGTTTCATACAGATGCAAAAGGGGTCAATGCTGACATTAATCGCCATCGTGCTAAAGAACTCAAATTAAAAGCAAAGATTGATGAACTAGAGAGTATTGAAACCCCTAATGATTTTGAATCGCGAGCTCTTCTTGTATATCGTGGTTTTCTAAATCAGTTATTATCTAGCAAAGCAGAAGTTGTTTCTAAGTTGGGAACACGAAAGTAATTGACTTAATCACTATCAAGCGATAATTTTACTTTTATTCCGATTGCTCGTTATAATTACTGTATTGATTAATTAATGAAGGAAAGCAAATGACAAACCTCGAACAAGCAGCGCGTCAGGCGCTGGAGGCTTTGGAAACAATAAGCGTTGATGTGAAAACTACATCAAACGCATATGAGGCACAACGACAAGCCATCGCCGCCCTGCGCCATGCGCTTGAGAGCCATGAATCTGCATACCAGCGCGGATATCTCGATGGCATGGCAAAGCCGTGCATTGATTGTGCAGACCGAAAGCTCCAAGCAATCAAGCAGCCGAAGCAGGAGACTGTACTCCAAGACATTGAGCAGTACAGGATACAGATGGCAGGCATTTGCGCTGCCTCCTTTGGTTATTGGAAAGAGGCAGACGGCATCCACCCAGACTACGACACTCCTGCTTTACGTGATGTTGCCAAGCTGTACGCAAAATATGATGCGCTCTACACAGCAACCGCACGGCCTGTGAATTGGCAAGAGATTCAGTGTCCTTGTTGCGGCGACCTAGCCAGAGCATTTCCACCAGCACCAGTGCGCGAATGGGTTGGCCTGACGGATGAGGAGATTGAAAGTCTGTATTTTGATAATTTCAGCAAGAAGCAACTGCGCTGGTTTGCGTTTGCCCGAGCCATTGAAGCAAAACTGAAGGAGAAAAACACATGAAGATAGGAAATCTAATAACACTAACCATTAAATGGGAACCTCGTTGGCCTTGTTTTGCGTTTGGGTTTATTGGACACAAGGAAATTATCTTGATGGTGTGGGCTGTAGTTATATCGCTTAGGATCGGGTACTGATATGAGCAACTTAGAACAAGCAGCGCTGCAAGCTAGCATTGAGGCACGCCACTTTGAAGTGTCACTAAAATTTTAATGTTATAATGATCATGCGCAAACAATAAATAAAGGTTAAAGAATGATTTCCACTAGAATACTAGATAACGACATGGGTGCAGTGGCTAAAGTGCCACTTACTGGTCGTGGCACCATCCATGGTATTACCATTGAGCTGGACATAGTTGTTGGGCAGGACAAAGACAAAGCCGGCAAACCTGCTAATATCACTCAAAAGGTGCGTTTGTCAGAACATGATGTAGGCTTGCTAGAAATAATGTCAGTAGATCGCGGAATACCAAGATTTGCCAAACATGCTAAACAACTTAACAATCTTGAATTTGAAAAACATTTTGTGGAAGCGTATACTAATTGGGTTGGTGGAAGTAAGAAATAACCGTCAATCCACGTTACAACAGCAATGATTTAAGCCATTCTCACCAAATCTACGTTATAATACACTCATAGACAGCAATTAAAGAAGGAATGCGAATTGACAGCGCACAAAAATCAATACTCACAGGGGCTTTGGCTAACAGAGCTAACCTTTCTTGAAAAAATCGCAAACATTTTGACACCTAATTCTAAAGTGGTGGCTTACAGTAAAAAAGACCACGATATATTTTTCAACGGTGAATCAACGTTTGCGTTTCTTAGCCATAACGAACCAACTTCGTGGTTGCCAACTGTAGCTTTGCTCGCCAAGGAAATCATAAAACGGATAAAAGATGGCAAGTCCATAGACAGCAAAGTGTTTATTCTGTTTCACCCTAAACTGTACTCTGTACCAATCTTTTCTCGTCTGGCAAAGAAATGCTCCATAAAAGTAACAAAGAAAGAGGACATTGAAGCAGTCATAAAGAACAACAAAAATGTCTGCTTTGGCACTTGTCCTGAAGGCGACAATTGTTTCTTTGACTTTGACAGTCCTATTGCGCCATTCCGACAATTTGGTTTAATTAAAATGGCTATGCAACTTGGTGTTAGAATGTGTGTGTATACTTCATATGAAGATTCAAGACAAGCTGTCTCTGTCAAAGTGCCACTGATTGGACTATTCCGCAAGGGAGCCAAAGCTCTACGCATCCCGTTGATTCGTCCAACTAAACTGCTTATAACTTACACACACATCACCCCAAACATAACTCCAAGAGTGTTTGCTGAGTTGGATGATGATGAACAAAGAGAAGCCGTTAGCAACATGTCGAACATCATCCGTGACACAATGAAAGAACATTATGAGTACCTAAAAGCTGTGAACCGCAGAGAGGCTGAAATGCCTCGCTGGAATTAATAATGTAGCGGTAAAAATGAAATATACAGTATTTTAGATTTGGTTGGCTAAGATTTTACTTTTATTGCTTTCTGTGTTATAATACACTCATAGCAAGCAATTAAGGAAATAAAAAATGGACCAAACTCTACTGTCAACCTTCTCTTTATGCGCATCTAATGCCGGCGCATTCAAAAGCAGCAAGCAAGCAGCATTCTTTGCCAGCAAGTTTGGTAATGAACTGGTAGCAGTTGAGTCCTATGCATTTGGTGAGCATAACGGCAGTCGTCGCAATGTGTCTTACAGCGTACTGTTTGACAGTGTTGGTATTACAAAGATTACCAAAACTGGTGCAAAGTTGGAAACTACGTTTGTTCGTGGTGGTGTTAACAAGTATGCTGAGAACAAAGCTCGTAAAGCCAGACTTGCTGAGGACATGCGTAATGATGTGATGCGAATTGAAATCCCATACTGCGAAACAACAATCGCGTCCAAATTGGCTGATATTCAGATGCTCCGCGAAGAAATCGCTGAGGGCATTTTGTCCAACAGTCCTGTCTATCAACGTTGTATTGAAAAGCAAGAAGCAGAAGTTGCTGAACTTCGCGCTAGACTTGTTCGTTTACGTGCTGAATATGAGGTAGCTTAAAATGAACAAACGAATCAAACAACTTGCGGAACATGCTGAGTTCTCAACAAGAGACTTGCATATTCAGGGCGATAATTTCCAAAAGTTTGCCGAACTGATTGTGGGGGAATGTGTTGCTATCACCGATGATCTAGTCAATCGCAATACAGATGGTACTTGGTCTAGCAATGAACTATACACGGATTACAACGGTGCTTTGTTTGAAGTTAAAAGAAGGATTAAAGAAACTTTTGGAGTTGTAGAATGAATGAACTAGTGAAGGATTGCCCATTCTGCGGTCATACAGTAGACATGGATGACCCAGATACATTGTATCCTAATGGTACTGGGTGGAAAATTTGCACCAACGGACTGAGGTCTTATCATTCTTTCCGCTTGGTCCCAAAAGAACAATGGTGTCATAGCATACATTGTGTAACTGCTTCTGGTGGGTGTGGGGCAGAGATAAGTGGCGATTCTGTGCAGGAATGTATTGATAAGTGGAACAAACGAGTATGAACAAACGAGTATGAACAAACTAATACAAGAACTAGCTGAACAAGCCTTTGCTCCAATTAATGACATGGCATCTGAAGGAATTGCTGACAGGAGCACGTTCAACACGCATTGGTTTCGGCTGTATAATCAAAAGTTCGCGGAGTTGATTGTGCAGGAATGTATAAACGCGATTAAAACTACAATGGAGTTAGAAGCATGAAAGACCCGAAGTTTGGTTATAGTTGGATATGGTTGCTACCATTCTACTTCATTGCTCAACTTTACTTTTATATTCTTGAAAAGTGGTTCCCTAAAACATACAAGAAACATTTTGGAGTTGAACGATGAACGCACTAATACAAGAACTTGCTGACCAGGCTGACGAATATACTGATAACAAGATTCAAATGCGTGGAGAATATCATCCAGATTGGCATAGTATTAGGGATACCAAGTTCGCTGAGTTGATTGTTCAGGAATGTGTTAACCAGTGTCGCCGAGAATGGTACGACCTTAATAATGCTGTACCAAAAGAGAATGAAACGTTGAGAGATATTGGTATACGAGTAGGACAAAAGAACGGTGTGCTTAAAACTATTAGTAGAATTAAAGAACATTTTGGAATTGGAGAACAAACGGTTCCAAATGTGTCTGCTGATGATCGGGCACTATTTTCTGGAATTGGATCTAGCGAATCATTTACAGTTGAAGGTGCTAAGAAGGCATTTGGAGTTGAAGATTAACTGAGGTGGATAACATGGAAGATGAAATTGTAGACGCCAAAGACGAACAAATTTTTGAATTGAAACAAGAAATACTTCGTTTACGTGGACAAATTACTTATTTGCAAGAAGAATTGTCGGCTGTTGAAGATGAAATGGATGCAAAAATTAAATCACTAAAAAACAAAATTTCAGACTTAGAAGATCAAATTGGACGGTGTTAACAACACATTGCATTGAAACGAATAAAGGAATATTATGACAAAAAAGATTAAAATTGACTACGAAACTGCTGATCGTATTACTGTTGCTACACTGAAAAGTTATCGATCAAATCTTAAAAAAGAATTGAAGAAATACTGGAAAAACCCTAAAACAGATTTGAACCCTAATGGGTATTGGTTGCACCCAGAAGACGTTGGCAACCACCAACGTAGGATTGAAGCGTTGAATTTGATAATTGGGGATTACACACTGTTATGAACCAACGTATTAAAGAACTGGCTGTTGAAGCAAGGTTAATTTCTGCAGAGCCCAACGGGTTTGATCCAACTAATCTCAATGCTGCACAACGAAAATTCGCTGAACTGATTGTTCGAGAATGTGTCGCTATTTGTAAAGACATTGATGGAGAAGATAACATTGATGCTAGATCAGGTAGGCAGGATTGTGCTGTAGAGATTCAAGAACATTTTGGAGTTGAATGATGAAAGTTGTTATTGAGAAACCCGACGGAAATCCATATATGACTCTACGCGAAGATGATAGACTGGCGTACATTGAAATTGAAGATTATGATTTTGATGGAGGCCCCGTAGAATTTAATTTTGATAAGCGAGCTATTCCTGCATTGATTGAAGCCTTACAAAAGTTGATCATACAATGAATCGAAAAATAAACAATCGAATCCTTGATCTTGCAGAGCAGGCAGGTTCAACTCACAAACTAAATCTTGGTGTATATCAATTCTACGAGCCCGAATTAAAACAGTTCGCTGAACTGATTGTTCGAGAATGCGCCGGTGTTACTTTGGATTATAAGAACGATGATCATTATGCAGGATGGTTAGAGTATCGTGACGAGATTAAACGTCATTTTGGAATTGAATAATATTATAATAATGTTTTGTAAGAATTTGATTTTACTTTTATTATATTTTGTGTTATAATTAACTTAATTGTTAGTGTGTATGAATAATAATTATAAAAGGAATGTACAATGCAAAATGTGAAATCAACAAAACAGGTAATTAAAAAAGACGATACGACAGAATGGTTTTTAAATGACGAATGGCATAGAGAAGACGGACCTGCCGTTGAGCACGACGACGGTACAAAGGAGTGGTGGCTGTTTGGTAAACTGCATAGAGTTGACGGTCCGGCTATAGAAGATCAAAATGGCGATAAGTTGTGGTATATAAACGGTAAACTGCACAGAGTTGCTGGTCCGGCTATAGAAGATTTTGATGGTTACAAAGGATGGTTTTTGAACGGAAAGCAGTACAGCAGTATTAATGAATATTGTACTGCTGCTAAAATTGTTGATGAAGATAAAACATTGTTTTTATTAAAATGGGCAAACTGAGTATACTATATGATCGAAAAAATTTACATATTTGACTTATGACACTAGAAGATTTACAGTACATTTTCAAAGAACAGCTCAAGTATAAAGCTGACCTGTTCTTTATGCTAGAAGAAGGTGCGTACGTAGTAATCAAGCGCCATCCTGTGGATGACTTGGCAGGTTTGCTGTCAATGTTAGATAATTTTGCGCATTCTGGCAACAACGGACAAATTCCGCAGTTTGTAAAACTTTAATTTTACTTTTATTGCCAAATCCGTGTTATAATATACTCATACGCAGTAATTAACATAGGAATGCAGAATGAACACGTTTAAAGAATTTCAACTTGAATCAAGTGAAATCCAAAAGTTGGTTGACGAGTTCTCACAGCATTACAAGGACGATCCAATCGGAATGTATGTGATGGCAAAAGAAATGCTAATAACCGGAATGCACTCTGGAAAAAATTTCTGTATGTATGCCGCTGAACTGCTTCACAAGTTTAAAAATGCTTCAGCGGAAGAACTTGAAGATATCATTATAGCACATACTTTCCCTGCACTAAAAAAGCACGGATACCCCGAATTCTCTACTCCAGGCTGGGGAGCAGCAGAACAAGAAATGACAAAAACATACTTTCGCAATTAATCTTCTAGCGCAGTTTTACTTTTATTATGATTTGTAGTATAATTACCTTAATACAACAAGGAGTTAATTATGAAAGCAATTGAAGTTATCCAGTGTATCATTATATCCGCGGTGTTGGCTATTCCATTTGTGTTCTACTTTGCTAGTATGACACGATGAAACATCCAGTTTTAATACCATTTACTGCAATCTGGTTTATGATACTATTCGTTGCACTAATGATAGCTCGAGTAGTCATTCCAAACAAGAAAGCGCCTCAGTTAGGTAATGTGCATAAAGACTGGACTCAGTTGTGATCCGTTTTTACTTTTATTGCCAAATCTGTGTTATAATTACAGTATAGACAATTAACTAAAGGAAAGCAAATGATCAAAGTAACGCATTCGCATTTCGTCAGAATCTTGAATTCTATCCAAGAGACCGAGCAGCAGATCGAACGTAACCCATCAGGATCTTTCGTCGAGTTTAATAAGTTGCACGCCGCAGCGCTGCGTAAGCTAGTATTAGAACTCGAAGTTGTGGACTATTTGTCCAGCGACGAAGCTTTAGCTGAAAGCGAAAGAGTATTCCATCGCATGAATTTCTTTAAGGGTTATGGTTTATTTAGTTAAAGGAGTTAAATGTGGAACAAGCGATTCAACAATTTAAAACAGACATCAGCAATTCTTCATGCATGGGCAGCAGAAAAGACGCTGTTTGTTTTCTTGCCGCAAAAGTTGGTAAAGAAGCTGCAATTAAAATTGCTAGAGAACATGGCTTGAACAACAGTTATTATTTTTCTGAAGAATAAAAATGACAGAAGAAAATCAGCCGCTATCAGAACAAAGCTTGATTTTTAGATTACGTAAACGATCAGAAATTCGTCGACAAATACAAAACAGAAAATCTGTACAAGAAGGGCGACCAGACAGAATTGCAGATTTATTAGACGAAGCAGCAGACGAGATTGAACGATTAAATCAAATTTTGAAAGAGAAAAAATGACAGAACAAGATCATGATCCATCTACCATTTATAGTTATGCACAAAAATGTGGACTGTTAAAATTAAGAAAAAACAGTGATGTTGAAGCAATTCTTGAATCTTTTATTGGCTTAATCAAAGCAGACATTAGCGCTGCAGTATCGAATGAACAAGTCTTTGTTTTAACAAATATTACGCCAGAACAAAAGCTGTATTTTTTGGGTTTAAATGATGGCATTGCTAAAGCAGTAAAAGCAGTTAAAAATTCGTTTTTACCAGAGACTGAATAATCAGAACGTTAAATGGATTTGTATGAATCTTGCCGAATGGTTTGCAAAAGAACGATATCAAGGAATCTATCAAATAGGTGATAGAATAGAAGGTCAATTTAATGGAATTCCTTTTGTTGGGTCAGTTGGAACTGATTCTATTCGTTATGATGGCGAAGAGCCGCACGTTACTGTTACACTAGACTTGCCAATACGAGTTGAATCAAAGACAACTCGCATACTGCGTGTACCAACCGCAACAGTAAAACTCAGAAAATAGTTTTACTTTTATTCACGTAGTGTGGTATAATAAAAATCAATAAATCCTTTAACCTTTTAATTGGAAAAATAATGTCTAAAATGGCTGATTTAATGATTGAAATTGAAGAAATGTTACGTGATGGGCACGAGCCTAAAATGGTGGCTGCTCTTTTAAATTGCCACATTCATTTGGTATACGATACTATTGAGAATCTCAATCTTGAGAGTGTATAATGAAACCAACAATTAAAGAATTATCTGAGTGCTATCATGACATCAAAAGATAATGCCCTTCGACGCGCTTACAAGGCACTGCAGTCGTACGAAACATTTGGGCTAATTTCAAATGTCGACTTACTCAAACGAGAAATTTTAATTGCAATCAATTCCTCTGATGTAGATGATGAACAATTTAGTGATGATGTTATCATGGACAGTGCATTAGAAACAGCCAGAATTTTAGAAAACTTAAGAAAAGGCGAAGCGCTTTAAATTTTCTGTTATAAATTATACTTTTAAAATTTTGTAATTATATTATGATTTTGTTTTCTAAAACTCCAACGGACTATCGTGATTTGCCAACTGATTATGATCCAGATAATGCATGGGTTGTACTGGCAATTTTAGGAAATGTCTTGTCCTTGTCAGTTATTTTAATTGGTTTGGCATGACATGAATGTCTATGAACTTCGTTTGAATTTCGATTCGTTGTTTACTGATTTTAAAGTTGTAGATGCAAAATTAAAAGAAATTGTAGATTATTTTGGTAAACCTGGAAAAGATTACAACATCGGTTCAGATTCAGGCGGTATTACAATTTGGTTTAAACATAAAAAAGATGCTCTAGAAGCAATGTCAAAGTGGGAAAATCTAAGGACTACAACATGATTAAAAATGTAAAAATGCGTGATGGTAATGAATTGGCTGTTGCAGTAATTCCTGCACTGACTAATAGGCAAAACAAACCGTGGGTTGTAATGGTGCACGGCATTGGTGGATCTCATCATATGTGGGTTCCTTTTGCACTGCCATTCTATAATAAGTTTAATTTTATAATCCCTAATCTTCGTGGATTTGGTCTGTCTGCAGAAGTTCCGTACACACTCAACAGTGTAATTCACAATTTTGCTGAAGACATCGAGGACTGTATTGATGCATTTGTTCCAGACGACGAGAAAGTTATTCTTGTCGGGCTGAGTATGGGTGCTTATTCGTCTATGCAGTACCTAAAAAATACAAAAGGCAAACGCGTTGAAAAATACTTGAGCATTGATCAAGCTCCAAAAGCAATCAACTCCGAAAATTGGAATAGCGGTTTAGTAGGAGAAAAACAAGCATTTTTAATCCCTCGTCTAGAACGTCTTGTAAATGAAGCATTAAAGCATGATTATTATGAAAAAGACTTCAATGAATTGCCAGCTCACTTTAGAGCAGAATATCAAAAATGCTTATGCGAATTTTTTACATCAGCTGTACATCGTCAGCATGAAAAATTATTATTGTCATTACCTATCTATCTTGGAGTTAAAATCGCTTTAAATTCAGTTAGCGCTCATAAGTTATCTTCATATGCCGATTGTTTGTCATCGTACATTGAATTTGATTATGATTTTCGTGATGTATTTCATAAGCTCGATATTCCTATTACATTGTTTATTGGCAAGCACAGCGAGATGTATCCTGCTGACGGACAACGTGCTATTGCAGCAATATCAAAAAATTGCCGAGCGGTAGAATTTGATGAAAGTCATGCACTAATGTACACTGCACCATTAAAATTCTTGAAAGAACTTAAAAAGTTTTTGAATGAATAATTAAAAACTACTTCATTTATTCTTTAAATTTTACTTTTATTCAGTTCTATATTATAATTACTCTATTGATTAAATGGAGTAAGTAATGAACGAACGAATTACACGACTAGCGGAACAGGCTGGTATGGTTAATTACCCTACTGGACTTGGTATTAGCGAGAATACAATCTGGGGCGATCGCAACATTGAGCAGTTCGCCAAGTTGATTGTCCGCGAATGCGCTAAAATGTGTTTGATCAATGATCCGGGCGACGCATCGTATATTGGGCAACAAGCTGCTGAGAAATACATTAAACATCATTTTGGAGTTGAATAATGGGCCCAAGACATGAATTTCACGAATATGTTCTAGAAGGTCACGCGGTACGTATTGAAGATATATTCGTACAAGTTCGTCGACTGCGCTATGAACTTCATCATGCTCTCGATCGCATAGACCAACAGGACATCAAGATCGCTGAATTGCAAGAATCTCTAAAAAATACAGCAACAATTTAATTTTACTTTTATTCATTTTTTGTGTTATAATTATCCTATTAAAACGGAATACAAAAATGAAAAATCTAATTATATTTGATATCGATGACACACTTGTTCGCAGTTCTGCTAATGTGTATGTAGTACGAAATAATACAGTAGTTAAAAAGTTAACTACAGGAGAGTTTACAAAATACAAACTTGCAGAAGATGAAATTTTTGATTTTCGCGAGTTTTCTTGTTCAAAGCAATTCTACGAATCAGCAAAACCAATTGATTCGACAGTAGAGACTTTAAAACATGACATTGCAGTAAATAATAAAGTTGTTATGGTTACTGCACGTGCTGATTTTAACGATCGTGAAATGTTCTTGGATACGTTTCGTTCTATAGGCATTAACATGGATCAAGTTCATGTCTATCGTGCAGGTAACATTAGAAACGGCTCAATAGAATCTAAAAAACGTGCGATAGTTCATCAACTATTGGCTGCTGAACAATATGCAAAGGCAGTTATGTATGATGACTGTCAAAAGAACTTAAATGCGTTTATGGATCTTGCAGAAGAATTCCCGGATGTAAAATTCTTTGCGATTCAAGTTGACGAAAAAGGCGAACATTGTGAAAAATACAGATCTCACAATCACACAGCTAGTTCTTGAAATTAAACATTGCAAGAAAATGCCGCGCAGTGCTGAGTCAGATCAACAACTGGAATTTTTACAAAATACATTAAAATCTACTTCTGTTAAACAACGATGTAATGTTCTTTTAATCTCTCTAATGGGAAAAGATCATGCCGATACTTGGTGGTCTTCTCACAATAGTGCATTCAATATGCTAACTGGAAATCAGCAGTGGGAAATTGATCCAGAGTCAGTGTACAGTTATCTCTTGTCTTTTTGTATTCGTTAGGAAAAATTTATGTTACTCGAAAGAAAAGAACTTATCGAAAACGATTTATTGCAGTATAAAAAACGCGCTGCTAAATGTTATCTTGAAATAGCAACATCAGGTCCGTGTGCAAAGTTAGAAAAAAGAAATGAATATGATTCTTTATTGAAACAAATTGCTATATTAGAGACGGACCTGATTCAGATTGACGAATTGTTAGAACAAAATTCTCATTAATCTCTAACTTCTAACAGCGCAGCAACACTTCCAGATCCATACTGAAGTTCAAGCAATGATTTAGTATTAAAAAATCCGCCTGCATCAGGTACAACTACTGTTATAGTTCTATTTGTTGTAGGTTGATATGTATATGCATTTGTTTTTGGGTCAAACTGTTTCATTCCTGATGGAACTTGAACATTCAGAATTGCTTTCCATTTACTCATGATTACGATCCTTTATTGAAATTGCTAAAACGCAAATGTATTATAACACAATTTTTACTTTTATTCATACTTATGTGTTATAATTTCTTTCATAACAAGAAGTCATACATTTCATCCTCTATTAGAAGATACACATCAAAATTCTAGAAACTTAACTTAAGGACTGTAGCATGACGCGTGATGCCAAAATTAAATTATTCAAGAGAATCCACGAACTGAACAAACGTTCCAACGAATTTTTGGATTCTTTGCCAATAAGTATTTCTGAAGCTTTCTCAAGTAATCCTGCAACTGAAAGTCTGTCAATGGCAAATGACGCATTGATTGATGCAGCATTTGGAAATGACGCCGAATCAGTTTTTTGGTTTCTCCATGAATGGGAGCCAGGATACGAAGTTGGCGTTGGGGATAAGACCACAAAAATACATTCTATTGAAGAATACATTGCATGGATTGTTGAAAATGAAAAATTTGGAGAAAATAATGTTTGATGATGTATGTCTTTTTAATCGTGAAATAGTTGGTATTCAACAACCAACTATTCCAGAAGCACTGAGTGGTGATCGATTAGTTTGGGCTAATGCAGCATTCTCAGAAGAAATCGCAGAATTTAATGCTGCATGTGAGAATAATGATGTAGTTGAAGCCGCAGATGCACTAATCGATCTTGTTTATTTTGCATTTGGCAGATTGTATGAAATGGGCATTCCCGCTCAGCGTGTATTCGATGCAGTACAAGCGGCAAATATGAAAAAACAACGTGGTCAACTCAGCAAACGACCTGGATCGCGCGGATATGATGCAATTAAACCTGCAGGTTGGACTCCACCAGATCACAGTTGGATTTTAGAACATCGGAATTGACAGTAAACTCCCATTTAAATAGAAATTAAAATGGGAGTTTTTATGAAAAATAATGTCTCAAATGAAATTTTGAATATATGTCATAGACACAGACAGCATATTGATGAATTTCATCAGACTGGTAATATGACACCAGTATTGTTTAATATACTGTTCGATGAATTTATGCGAATTGGAGTAATTCCAGTAAATGTAGCAACAGGAATTGGACGTGATCCGTACTTGTGGTTAGCAGAAAAGATTCGAGAAGTTGAATTTGAAACTGCTTAAAACACTCTTCTTTTTACTGGTAATGCTTGTCTGTTTTGTGGCAGGCAGGACTTGGAACGAAATTCCGCAACTTTCTTGTGAAGAACGCGGAGGTGTTCCTGTTAAATCTTTAAGTACGTATATTTGCATAGATAAGAAAATTTTGAAATGAAAAAGAAAAAAATATTTGTTAAGGAATTTGTTCCGGGTGACATCGTGCACCATCCTTTTTTGGGACTCCAAAACGGAATAGTAATACATAAACAATACAACGGTATTGGAAATAACAAGAGTGTACACGTAAAAGCTCATGGTAGATTTTTTACATTTTCTCCGTCGCATTTAACGCTAATTGAACGTCACGAAGATCGTAAAAAACGAGTTGTAGAATCACCAGTGTTTAAAAAAACAAATCGTACTTTAAATGATGATGACATTAGACGAATTGTTGCATCTCTTGATCCATCAGACACTCAAGAAGAATTTGAAAGAAAAATTTTAGCGTTTAAATCTTAATTAATAATGAAACAACGGGTGAGAGAGTAGCGGAGAGCTCAAACTCAGGCATAGTCTGTTGGCGTCGCAGATCTGAGTATCCTTTTGCTGGTTCGAATCCAGCTTGTTTTAATTTTAACTGTGTTCTAGAAATGCGATAAAACGAGTGAAGCAATAAATAAAAAATGAAATTACACACCAAAATAATATTACAAACGTCTCTTGCTTTTTTTGCATTCGGCGCACTTGCTCAAACAACACCGCCGTTTGTTTCATATGTATTCCCAATAACTAGAGTGATAGATGGTGACACGGTTGAATTCACTGCAAACTTTTTGCCGGCACCAATTCCTAAAAAGTTATCACTGCGAATCTTTGGTGTTGACACTCCTGAAAAAGGTGGTTATGCTGATTGTCCTGCTGAAGCAGCGTTGGCAGTAAAAGCAACAGAATTCACTACAAAGTTTATTTCATCGGGAATAAACAGACGCATTTATCTCATGAAATGGGATATGTATGGCGGTAGAGTACTAGGTGATATAGCAGTAAACGGTAAAACATTAAGGGCTTCGCTTATTGAAAATGGATATGCGCGTGAATACTATGGCGGAACAAAAACAAGTTGGTGCAATTGAAATATAAGTCTAGTTAAAGATTTAAAACATATGAATCTATATCAACAAAATATCAGCAAAAAAGATCTCAGTCAGCAACTGCTGTTTGGACTAAAAAAGCATTTACTACTTGGTCAAGATACCACTCTTAAAAAAGAAACTCGAATACAAAGTCTTTCTAATGTTGTTGAAGTACTAGAATATGTTGTTGGCGGTGTCAATGATCAGTTGCCAGATGAAGAAAAAGCTATTCTGGAAAGATTTTTTAAATTACTCCTGATAAAAACAACGTCGGCAATTATAAGTATTCACAGTCAACCAGAGACATTTCAGGAAGAAATCTCGTTCATTAACGTTCTGTTGAAAATTTGATCTTATAAATAATATCAAGGATGTAACAATCCTTGCTGACTTTAATTAGTCGGTTCTCAATTCAAGGAGAACCATTATGTTAAGCATCAATTCAAATAGCCTCTCATCGGCAATCGCTCGTAATCTTAACGATAACGCATCAAGTCTTCAAAAAGTAGCTAATCAAATTGCCACAGGCAAAAGAATCATCACAGCTAGTGATGATCCAGCAGGCACAGGTATTCTTTCTAGCTTAAAGATCCAACAAAGTTCTTTAGGAGCAGTCAAGAAAAACCTTAATGCTGGAAACAGCCTGTTGGAAGTTTCTGATAGAGCACTTCAGACTCAACAATCCATCTTGACTCAAATGAAAGACTTAGCTACACAGGCTAGTTCTGATTTGCTGAGTGCTGATCAGCGTTCTGCTCTGCAGAGTAGCTTTGCTGAACTTCAGGGTCAGCTGGATTCTACAGTCAACAATGCAAAGTTGTTTGGAAAGAACTTGCTGAACAGTTCTGCTGCTGACGTGAATATTCAATCTGGAGTTAATTCCGGAGACAAATATACACTAAAGGCAGCTAAGAGCGATTCTGCTACTCTAGGTGTCGATACAGGTACAATCAACTTGTCTACATCAGCAGGAGCAGCAACAGCAATGACTGCTATCGAGACAGCTAGTAGCACTGTTGGAACTAACCAAAGTACAATCGGTACAATGATGACTGGCATCAAGAGTATTGAGGACAACGCCAAAACAATGTCCACAAGCCTTGAATCTAGCATCAGCAAGATCGAGGATGCAGATATTGCATCACTGTCAAGTCAGTTGAGTTTGCTGCAAGGCAAACAACAGATGTTGAGTTCCTCTCTTGGAATTACCAACCAGCTGCCACAATACTTGCTCAGTTTAATCCGCTAATGCACTAGGAGGGTCCGAGGGCTAATAACCCTCGGGTCTTATTAAGATGTATCCAGTCTCAAGTAAGATTGCAGCCTCTGGCTTATTTGCTCAGCAGGACAATCTTGATAGAATAGCGAAGAATATTGCCAATAAGGACGTTGAGGGATATAAGCGTCTCAACCCTACATTTAAATCTGTTCCAAACAACGGCGGAGTTGTGTTTTCAGCTGCTGCTAATAATTATCCATGGATTGATAGAAACCTAGCGGATAAAGTCACAGATTTATCTAGATCAGTATCCATCAAAGAGAGTGTTGAATCTTTAGATAATTTGATTATGAACAACAATGTTGAGGAGGCGTACAGCGGGTTCCTTAATGCTAGTAAGAACCTTCAGTCATTTCCTGAAAGCCAGCAGTACCTACAGGAGTTTAATTCTGCTGGCGAAACCTTAAACTCAAGTATCAATCAAGCAAAAGAAGGATTCACTGATGTACAGAGAACAGTACGCAATAAGATTGACCTGAGTAAGATTGAACTGGATTCGCTCAAGAATCAATTAACTCAAATATCAAGTAAGGGCATCAATGAGACCAACTCTAATGATGTTCAGTTACTTCAACAAAGGATTGCTAGCTTGACCGGTTCTGTTGCTGGATACAATGAGTTCATCAACAACATCTCACCGCCTTTGGTTTATAAGTTTGAGGGAATCACAAAGAAACTAAAGGATACTATCAATGAAGCAGGCGGTCAGGTCATGTTCTCCAACGATGGTAAGTGGAACAATCAGACATCGGTCAAGACTGCAGAGATTAACAATACTGACGTGGTTCTGGACTTTAGCAATGAAATTGGCACATTAAAGACAGAAATTGGAGCATTGTCTAACAAGTCTTTGTTGGATACAAAGTTCCAGACAAACCAGCATGCTCAGGCGGCAGCGGAGTACGACAAGGCATATGGTGTTAATCTGGAAAATGAAATTGTTGGCATGATGACTGCACAGAGAATGTACGAAGCAAATGCTAAGGTTCTTCAGACTAGTGACAATATGATAGGGTCGCTGCTGAACGCTATCGGGTAGTTTACTTTTATTCTTGGTTCTGTGTTATAATTACTCTATTGTTTAAATGGAGAAGATCATGATGAAATATGTTTCTGGTAACTATAATGGAAAAGTGTTTCAAGGAAAAATCATCAGCAGTCAAGTAACGCCTTTCAATACAAAAATGCACAATATTAAATTAGACTTTTGGATCACTATAAAAGGTCAAATTATTGAAAATTTAATGTTGTCTGATACAGAGCTGCTAGAATCTGTTAACAAAGCTGGACTAACTGTGTAGCGAATTATTAATAAATAAGTTTTTATCATGGAGACTTCGGTCTCCATTTTTCTTATTATAAAATAAAATGAACATCGAACAAGAATTAAAAACGGATGGGTGGAAATTAGGACAGTTGCCTCCTGCATTGCGCATTTATCAAATTTGCGAAGTTTCAGTAAAGCAAAATGGGCTTTCTCTCTATCATGTGCCAGTGCATCTTCGTGATAGTAACTTGTGCGAAATTGCATGTGCTCAAAATGGGCGGGCTGTTCAGTTTGTTCCTGAACATGAGTTAAGCTCTGGATTGGTAACAAACTCTATTAAGCAAAATGGAACTGCTATAGAGTTTTTTCTAGAAGAAAGATTTGCTAAATTTCGTTCACAACAAATGTATTTTCATGCAGTAAGAAGTGTTGGTTCTGCACTGCGTTGGGTACCAAATGAATTGAAGTCTAAAAAATTAATTGAATCAGCTCTTATAACAGACGGTAAAGCACTGTGTCATGTTCCATATATAGATCGTGAATATGAATTTTGTATGCTAGCAGTAGCAAGTTCAGGAATAGCTCTTAAATTTGTTCCTGAAAAATTAATAAATCTTTCAATGTGTGAGACAGCAATCGAAAATGACGGTCTGGCTTTACAATATGCATTGATTGTATTCAAACAACTTCCTAATCAGCTCATTATGAATGCAATTGCTCAAAATGGATATGCACTGCGTTTCATTGAAGAAAGTAAGAGAACTCGTGAAATGTGTAATATGGCAGTTGAAAATGAACCTTATGCAATTTCTTTTGTTCCGAACAAATACAGAACTGATAAAATGCTGCGTAATGCAATCAAATCAAATCCAACAGTAGCAACTCTTATTCTCAACAATACAGAACTTGAAACAATAAAGTAACTTGACGTTGTTAATACAATTATACTGCATTTTTTGCTAAAGAAAAATAAACTTTTAACTGTTTTACTTTTATTCAGATTTTTGTTGTATAATACAACTATGAGAAAAATTGTTGTTCTTTTAGGGTTTTTATGTCAATCAGTACTTGCTGCTGTTGATACTACATCAATTGCAAGTGCTGTAAGTTGCAATGCAACACCAAATACAGCTTCATGGGTTCAGCATTTGACTGAAACATTTGGTAAACCGGTTCGTAGAGAACAAGGTGCAGTTTGGTTTCGCGCAACAGGAGATCTTTGGGGTGCATCAATACGAGAAGTATTTGTTTCAGTAACAGCATGGCATGGATTTGTTGGAGTTGTGCTTGATGAAAAACCATCGATTATTGCAGAACGCATTAGTACAAGTCGTTCTTTTCCTACCAATTTATTTCATGTAACAGATTCAACTGGATCATATTGGATTGGATCAGATGGAAGAAGTGTTATGTGGCATGCACAAAAATATACAAAGGTGTTTTGTGCTGCTGGTGGAAATTTAAAAGTTAGAGATTTTTAACATGCCAATTTGTTATCAACTTGTAGGTGTTCCTGGATCTGGAAAAAGTACTTGGATTAAACAACAAAACTGGGCATTAGGAATGACGGTTGTTAGCACAGACTTTTTTGTAGAACAATATGCACAGTCAGTAGGCAAATCTTATTCAGAAGTTTTTGATGAGTACATGCCTACGGCAGTAAAACTCATGACTGATGCTGTCATTAATGCTCGTGAACGCTCACATGACATTATATGGGATCAAACTTCGGTTAGTGTCAACAGTCGAAAACGAAAATTCAATATGTTACCAAACTATTTGCACGTTGCTGTGGTTTTTAAAACGCCGGAGCATTCTGAATTAATACGACGTTTGGATTCACGACCAGGAAAAATAATTCCATTTGATGTTGTTAAACAAATGGCTCGAACGTTAAAAGCAGAAATGCCAACACGCTCAGAAGGTTTTAAGGAGATTATTATATGTGGCAACTAGCAGTTTGTGCTTATCTTTCTACAAATCTTGTTACTATTCCATGTCAGTTCTATACATTTAATACAGAAAAAGAATGTAATGACGCAAGGAAAACACTACCACAATTTCCACACGGATACTCTGTTTGCGCATTAAAGGAAGACAAGAAATGAAATTCGAATTAACTATTCAAGAAGATATGCTTGGTGATTTGTTTATTGAATTGCCAAAAGAAATTATAGAAGAATTAAACTTAATAGAAGGCGACACCATTCTTTGGACAGTTGAAGGTGATCGTTGCATTTTAACAAAAAAGGTTGAACAATGAAAGTAAAAATAGGTGATTATCCAAGTTATATTGGTCCGCATCAAATAGCAGATGTTCTTTTTTGGTTTGCTCCTAAAAAGATTAAAACGTACATTGGTACATTCATGCGGTATGGCGTATTAGAACTGCCTCGACCAAAAAGCTTTACTCTTGAAGACTTGTTAGATTTTCCTCCACAGACACGCTTCGCCGATTTTTGTGATTGGGTTCATTCAAAACGAAGTCAAACTGTCAAGGTTAAAATTCACAGTTGGGATGTATGGAATATGGACAGAACGCTATCACATATTGTCTTGCCAATGCTCTATATTGTTCAAGATGAAAAACAAGGCAGTCCACTAGTAGATGATGCAGACGTTCCAGTGTCGTTGCGTTCAACTTCAGCAAAACCGCTTACAAAGAAACAAATCGATTGCGGTGAAATAGATGATTTGTTTCATGACAGGTGGTATTATGTTATTAGAGAAATGATTTTTGCATTTGAATCGTACCAAATTGAAGATTATATTAAGTTTAATACAGAACAAGAACGCGCGGACAATCAAAAAAGAATCGATAATGGTTTTCGACTTTTTGGAAAATACTATAGTTGTTTATGGACATAAATGCAGTGAACGAACAAATTAAAAAACTTCAATACTCTACAATGTATCTTGAACACATTGTTTTTGAAAATGAAAATTCATTTGTTAATACTTTTTGCAATCAGCCAGAAGAAGTTTTGGAGCTTTTAGCAGTTTATTTTTCTAGTTCAGTTGTCAAATTCTATTATGTTATGAATGGTGGTCAACATATTGGAGACGATATAAGTATGGAACATTTTGAAGACTGGTTGAATTGCGCAACGAATAACAATGATTTAAATTTTTGATGAGTATAGTCACATGCACAGGGATAAAATTATTGAATTAGCAGAAAAAACTGGAGCAACACACAAACAATTTCTTGGGGTTTACCAGTTTTTTGTTAATGAATTAACACAATTTGTTCGAGAGATTCAAATTGAAAATTCAAAAAAACACACGGAACTCGTTAATAAATTAATGGAATGCAGTAAAAAAGAACAGTCAAAAGAAATTGCCGATTTGTTGAAACTTGCTGCAGTTGCTTTATCAAATAAAAATTACAACGAATAAATCGCAAATAATAGCATTATGAAATTCCGTTCAAGAGAAACAGTCGACGCACTTCAATTTGAATACAGTGAAGATGGCATTAGTCGTCTTGAAGAGTTTTGTCAGGGACGTGTAATACGGCACGGTAAAAAACATCTGCCAACAGAAGGACCGTGGTGTTATATTATAATTGATTCAAGCAAACAGCCGTTTGTCTTATTAGAAAGTGAATGGTTTGTTAAATCACCAAATTTGTATATGATTATTTCTGATAAAGAATTCAAGGAGCGATATGAAGAAATTTAAAAAGCAAAAGCAAAAAGAGTTCAAACCTCTTGCAGTAATGGCACTCGCTGAGCCACACACATATGGAATAACTGTTGTTAGACATGAAGATGAAGAAACGGGCGAATTCATATATCGTCCAATTCTGGAGATAGCAGCATCCACATCTAAAGAACATTGTGTTCTTTTTACTCTAAACATTTTTGACACTGATCTACGAGGTGCGTGCTATTCGGCAGTATTTACGGCAATGTCATTTTGTTCTGATCACTATAATGAAATTGCTGTATTTGACGTCGCAGGAAATTTAATTTCTGATGATCAACCAGATTTTACAGTAGACGATTTGCTAGATGAAATTCTAGATGAAGACGAATATATAGAACCAGACGATTTGTCACCTAATAGAAAGATTCACTAAGATGTTAAACATTATTCTATTCATTGTTGAATATACTAAATTAATTTGTCTTGTTCCATTAATGCTAATTCTAACAGGTTATTGATATGCCAACTTATACACGCCACTGTTCTGAATGTGATCATATATTTGATAAATTATTGAAAATGGCAGAGAAATCCTCTGCTGTTGTAGAGTGTCCATATTGTGGCGCAACTGCTGGAGAATGGATGGTTACATCATGTCATACTTCAACAGAAAGCAGCCGATTCATGACAACAAAAAAAGATTCCGGTTTTAACGAGGTCATTTCAAAAATTCAAGAGAGAAATCCTCGAACCGCGATTTGTGAACGTTGATAAATTTAATGATGGATTAAACCAACCTAGGAGATTTAATGAGTACAAAAAGAAACCGTCAAGCAGTATTACTCTCGAATAATAATACAGAAGTTACTGAAGTTAAGAATAAAGATTCTGCTATTCATCGTCGAATGGAATTAATAGAAGGTGGTCAAAGACAAAATCAACATCAACCCGTTGTTTGTAATTCATTAAAGATCAAATTAGACCATTTAAAAACTTTTGAACCCTTAACTGCAAATCAAGCAAAGTTCTTTGAGCTGTACAAGAGCGGTTCTTACTTTATGGGATTATTCGGCAGCGCAGGTGTAGGTAAAACTTTCCTTGCTCTGTACAAAGCAATCGAAGAAGTTCTTGACAAAGGAAATTCTTTTAAACGAGTTGTGATTGTGCGTTCTTGCGTACCAACTCGCGATGTTGGGTTCCTCCCTGGCTCTCTAGAAGAAAAGCAAGAAGTGTACGAAATGCCGTACAAGGAAATCTGTACTACTCTGTTTGACCGACCAGACGCTTACGAACGTCTAAAGGAGCAAGGCTTTATTAAATTCATTAGTACTACAGCAATTCGTGGTATCTCTATTGATGATTCTGTTATTTTAGTCGATGAGGCCCAGTCGATGACATTCCACGAATTGTCAACAATTATTTCCCGGACAGGACACAGATCAAAAATCGTATTTTGTGGAGATATGCGTCAGAACGATTTGGTCAAAAGCAAGAATGACGTGTCTGGTTTCTTGGAGTTTCAAAAGATTGCACGTTCTATGCGAGAATTTTCTGAAGTAAACTTTACAACAGATGACATTGTCCGTTCAAGCTTGGTAAAAAATTGGATTATAGCAGCGGAGTCTTTTGGTTACTAATATAGTATAGTTTGTTGATAGTAAGCGTCTGTGGAATATTAATCCACAGACGCTTTTTGTTTTCTTAATGTTTTTACTTTTAATCGGCAATGAGTTATAATTAATACATTATGAAAAAACTCTTATTTTGTTTTGTTGCACCATTTATTTGCTCTTCAAGCATTGCACAGATCTATACCATATCAGAAAATTCATTCTCTCAAGCAACACATCTTGTAGACATTAATCTGGAATCAACACTGAATCGACGCGCCAAATCTCTACGTGATGGAGGATTTGAAACATCAGCTGGAGAACAGATAAACTTCTATTCATGGTACGCGCCAAGAGTAAACGAAATTCACATAACTTGGATGACACAACTCACCAGAAACTTTGGCGTGATCTGGGGAATAGGAACTGGAGAGCGGGCAGATAAATACACTATAGACCCTTCTGCTAAGTTGGGGTTTGTTTATCAAGCGGAACTTCGTAAAAATCAATTGCTTTCTGTATCATTTATTGGATCAGTTGCCGGCGATTTTAGAGAGCACACTTGTATGGCAGATTATGGTGACATTGGCGGTATACACGAAGTGAATTGTAGACTAGCAGCAACTGAGATGCCGCCAGAAATGACATTGAATTATTTAGAATCCGGCAAACCAGATTCAAAATTTCAAATCTTGTACAAAATCGTTTTCTAATAGGAGATTTAAATGAAAACAAAACACGCCGTAGCTGCCGCTTTATTAAGCAGCCTAACAGTATTTTCAACAGCACAAACTGTTCAACCATGGATGCACACCGATGTTGGTGCTGCTTGGAAAAGTGGATTTAAAGGACAAGGCACTACTATTACTGTAGTAGACGACTTTAAAAGTCGGTACTTAATTCAAGGCAGACTTTCTAGTTTTGTTCAGTCTGGTCGTCATGGTCAGTGGACTGCGTTTGAGGCTAGCTTGATTGCTCCATCAGCTGCAGTTAGAGTTCAGGACTATACGTCTGGAAGAGCCATTACACTCGGTCGCGGTTTAAACGTTATCAATCTCAGCTATGGAATGATGGCAGCCAAGGGTTATTCAAACGTAGGCTGGTCTGCTCAAGAGTCATCTATTATTAACCACGCTAAAACTGGCGTTGCGATCGTATCAAAAGCTGCAGGAAATGACAGCGGCATTGCTGTTGGAGCTCCTACTCGTCAAGGTCAGCTGGATTATCTCAATCGCGATTTGATTGGTGCAAAAACTGCTATTTTTGTTGGCGCTCTTAGTTCAAACGGCACAACAACTGCTCCGGCTACTATTGCTAGTTATTCGAACGTTGCAGGCACAAATCCTGTTGTTCAGAATCAGTTCTTGGTAGTTGGGGTGGAAGCTAACAAAACAGGACTCGCAGGAACCTCGTTTGCCGCTCCAGTGATAACTGGGTATGCAGCAATATTAGGCAGCAAGTTTGCTACTGCTACACCAACTCAAATCACAAATCAATTGTTGAATACTGCTCGCAAAGACACAATTCGTGGTTACAATGTTGCTATTCACGGACGTGGCGAGGCAAGTTTAAGCAGAGCACTTGCTCCAGTATCTATTAAATAGAAATAACAAATTTTGTCAAAAGCTTTAAGCTCTGCGATGCAGGGCTTTTTGTTTGCACAAACAAACCTATATGTGTTTAATTCTGCGCAATAATAAATAATCTCTAAAAGGGATTGCGCATGAAAAAAATAGTCACTGGTATATTACAAAAAGCTAATCTAAGAACGCCTGATCAAGAAGTTAGTGTAAAAAATTGGGCAGCATCACTGCTTGTAACTAAGATTTCTGAAGTACTTGATTCGCTGGATAAAAACAAAGCTGATAGGCTTCACTCACACATTGAATTTGATCAGTTTAAAAACAAAGCTGATGTTAATCATACTCACGAATCAAGTGTACCAGTGGGGGCAATTTTTGCCTTTCCAGTAGACGGAGAAATTGCTGGCTACTTAAAATGCAATGGATCAGCGCACCTAATTAGTCATTATCCCAAATTAGCAGCACTGCTGACTACATTTAAACCTGCGACTTTGACTCAGGATAAGTTTGTAGTTCCAGACTTTCGCGGACAATACCTGCGCGGCGCAGACGATGCCTCTACTTCAGTTATCGCAACTACTGGATTAACTGACCCAAATACTGGAGCAGCAACAACAAACTCGAAAACCGCTGGAATACGAGCCAGCGACTCTTTTGGTCAACACAAACACTCTGTTACTGACCCAACCCATTCACATGGCGCAGGGCAAGCAGCTCATGGGCACACTGCATATTTTCCTTACGATCAAAATATACCAGTGTATGCCGTAGGCGTAGCACCGCCATTTGGCATGCCAGTGGATACAGTAGGCGACATAACCGGTGGTACGGGTATGACAGATATGCAACAACCTCAAGTATGGGTACATTCAGCACCTACAGGAATAACAGTTAATACCAGTGGTGAAGCAGAAACGCGACCGAAGTCTGTACTTGTAAACTATTATATCAAGTGTGATCAATAAGGTTTTAAAGGAGGAGCAATGAAAAAAATAGTAGATGGTATTCTACAACGAACGGGACTTCGACATCAGGATCAAGAAGTCAGTGTAAAAAATTGGGCTGCTTCATTGCTGTCAAGTAAGATTTCAGAAATCTTAGAAAAACTTGATAAAACAAAGTCAGACATATCACACACTCACGAGTCAAGTGTACCAATTGGTGCAGTATTCTCATTTTTTACTGAGCAGGAAATTCCAGGTTACTTGCGGTGCAATGGTGCAGAATACGAATACACCAAGTATCCCAAACTTGCCTATATGCTTGGTGGTATCACTCCTCCAAGTTTAGGTACTACCAAGTTTATTGTTCCTGATTTGCGTGGACACTATCTGCGTGGTGCAGACGACACAACAACAAATTTTATCGACAGAAGCGGATTAACTGATCCACGTAGCAGACAATCAACAAATAACTCTGCGGTTGTTGGTGTAAGAACGTCTGACCAATTTGGATCGCATACGCACTATGTGATTGATTATGGGCATAGGCATGATGCAGAACAAGAATATCATTCTCATGATATGTTAGTTCCAGTTGATACGAATGCCGTAGGATATGCTAGATCTACGGCTGGGATAACCGAGAACTTTTATGTAGAAACCGAATTACCAAGAGACGTTGGGCAACATTGTCTGACTACCAATCAAGTTGCGGCTCGTGTTATGGTAGAAGGTTCTACATCCAACATATCAGTAGAGGCAACTGGTTCAGCAGAAACAAGACCAAAGTCAGTTCTTGTAAATTATTATATTAAACACGATTAATTTTAAAAAGGAAAAATAAAATGTTACAACAAATCATTCGTTCAATTTCACGTGCTATTCTAGGGCGCGTCGCAGATTCAAATGAAAAATTAAAAAAATCTATAAGCGAAATAAGCAGTAATGTAACTACTGTTTCTAACAGTTTAGACTCTCATGAACGCAGAGTTGGGTTGGATTTGGCAGGTAAAGAAAAGCGTATTGGTGATCTACAAAACCAGGCAACAGCTTTTCAAAATAACGTAGAAAATTTAGTTCGCGATCTTGAATCACACAAGACGGAAATCTGGGCTAATGTGAATGGCAAAGAACAGCGCATCGTTGACAATACTAATGGTGTTAAATCCTTACAAACAAAAACAACTCAACTTAGTTCTGATTTGACTGAAACCAATAAGCAAGTTTCTGACCTCAGAAGTAACTTTGAAACAAAACATGGAGAGTTGAGCAAAGCACATTATGACTTTGAAGCGGCTGTAAAAAAACAATATGACGCTTTAATTGGTATTATTGATGATGAAAACTTGGATTCTATTCGCGAAATTGCTGACCGAATAACATCTGAAGCAAAAGAATCACAGACAATTCGTCAAGATATGCAGAACGCCGATAATGCTCTTCATAGCAAAATTGACGCGCTGTTGCCAAAGGAATTACAAAATAAAACAGTAGCGGAATGGGAGCAGTTCATTGAAGATATTGTTGCCCAAGAAATTGCATCACAAGAAGCAGCAGCAACAAGATAAGGGGTAATTATAATGTTAGCAACAATTTTAAAAAGTTTAGTACGTTCTATTTTAAGCCGCGTTTCTGAGGGTTTCTCAGAAGTTGCGCTAACACTCGGTGAATTGAATAACAAAATTACAGTAGTAGAAAATGAGTACACTGCTAAATTTGACAAATTCGACGCAATTGATGCCAAACTATCAAAGCTAGCACCAGAAACAATGATGGTTCTTTCTGGCACAGAACTGGATCAGTTTGTTTCGCGCATCGTGGAAATTGAAGCATCAGTCTTTAAACTTTAACATATTAACACGGTCAGATAAAACAAAACAGCCCGCAATTGCGGGCTGTTCTTATTAAAAAATAAGTATTAACCAAGAGCAGCTTTGGCTCGAGCTAATCTTGCATTTCGATCAGCTGCACCATGATCGCCACCATTGATTCTTTTAGTCACAGTATCATAAGACTCTATTGTATCCAATTTATTTGACTTCCAAAACCATATAGCACTCAACAGGGCAAACTCGGGTTGTTCAAGCATTTCAGGTTTTTCTAAAAGACGAGTGTCATTGAATGACCATGCGCTACAGTTTTTATAGTTGTCTTTTCCTGTAATTTGAATAATACCTCGACCGCGGTATTTCCAACCATCGCCACTTTGTTCAACACCGTTTCCCATTCTGCTTGCATATACACGATTTGCAATTTTTTCTGGATTACGAGAATATTTTACAACTTCTGTATCCAAGAGATGTTTAAAATATTTTGGAAATACTGTAATAAGTCCTTGAGTTGAATAATTTAAATTTTCACGCAACTGATTATAATCGCCCGATTCATGACCGGTCTGAGCAAGAAAACGAGCCTGTTGTTCTACAGTTTTAAAGTCATATTTTTCAAAATATTTGTTTAAAAGTGGAACCCAAACATCAGTGTTTTTGCAAGTCGGTAAAATTACTTGTAATTGTTTTTTAGTTATCATTTTTCCCTCCGAAATTATTTAACGGTTTCATAAACCAAAAACTATTAAATAATAACTACTGCAGCGCTGCAGTAGTATTTTTTAACTCAAAGGATTATAAGACATGTCTGAATTTTCTACAATTATTATTAAAACATCCACAACTCTCGAACAACCTCCTGCCGGTGCACTAGAAGCTGGCGAATTAGCATATAGCTTTGTTTCTGGTAAATTGTTTATTGGCGTTCTAACTTCAACTGCTTATCCTGACGGTTACAGAGTCATAAATGATACTGCTGAATTGTCCCAAGATCAAAAGGATGCGGTTCAGGCACAAATTGGCATTGCACTAGGTACAAACGGCTCAATTACTAGTGCTATTTCTGATGCGATCAGTACACTTAATACCGATATTACTGATAGGCTTGCTCTAAAAGCTGATTCAGCGGATGTCACTGCTATCACAGATCCAGGCGGTGTAATTGATACAAGAATTGCCGATGCGTTAGTGGCAGGTGGTGCAATTGATACAGCAATTGATGGATTGCGTACTGAAATTACAGATCCAACCACCGGTGCAATTATATCCACGATTAACGCGGCTGTAGCTCAAGACGGTGTAATTGATAATGCAATTGATGCTGTCATTACAACCGCTGTAGGTGCAAATGGTGTAATTGATAATGCAATTGGCGCAGCGCTGATTGCTGACAAAGATGCATCATTTACAGATTTAACCGTCAAAGGTAATCTAGTAGTTAACGGTACAACTACTACCGTTGAAAGCACCGTAGTTGCTCTCAAAGACCCAGTTATTGAGCTTGGCGTTGGCGCTGTAACGGCGGACGGCATCGATCGTGGTGTAAAGTACCACTATGTTGAATCTGGTACAAACAAAACTGGTTTTTTTGGTGTAGGAACTGATCGTACTATATTTGAGTTTTTACCAGATGAAGCTAACCCCAATGCTGTTGGTAAAGTACGTGCAGACCTGTTAGGTAATGCTACTTCAGCAACAACTGCTGGTTCAGCAACTACTGCTGGTTCAGCAACTACTGCAACAAGACTTGCTCAGTCGTTTGGCGTATCATTTAGCGGTGGCGATGTAATTGCCGCTGCTACAACTCAAATTGATGGTTCAAGCAGTGTTAACTTTAACTTGTCGTTGACCAATGCATCAGTTGACGCTATTGCTGATACTTTCGTGAAGCGCACTGCAGATGGAAGCGTAAACGCAAAAAATGTAGTCGCAAGCGGTAATGTTTCTGCAAACGGACACATTATTGCAACCGGTGCTGCTTCTGAATTAAAAGGTTTCGTGATTCGCGGCGGTACTTTCTAAAACATTTAGAAGTATTAAAAAGGAGCTTCGGCTCCTTTTTTGTTTTAAATAAGAGTATGAATACTATCATTACAAAATTTTCAAAAATACCAGGTCGTAAACCCAATCCGTCTGAATTACGTTCTGGCGAAATTGCGATTAACACTGCGGATGGGAAGATTTTTTTTAAAAGCAATAATAGTGAACTTTTTGAATTCTCCGCTAACAAAAAAGAGTCGTTTCATGATATAATAAGAACAATCATAATCAATTCTATTCTTTTAGCATGGTTCTTCACCAGTGTGGTTATTTTGGTGAAAGTTCTTGCAATTTCAATTTTATAATGCCAACTTTTTTAAATTACAATATTCCTCAAATTCAACAAATCAATCTTGAAACCGGCCGTCGTTATTCGACTCCATCAGGCGACTTGTATCCGTCTGTCACGACTGTTCTTGGTGTAATTGAAAATCCAGCACTGCTTGCATGGCGGCAACGTGTTGGAGATAAGGAAGCTGATCGTATTTCGCGAATAGCAACCACAAAGGGCAGTAAAGTTCATGAAAGTTGTGAGAATTATCTTCAAGGAAAACAGCTAAATTGGGGTATTGGAGATAGTGATGCGCGTGATTTATTTCAGGCATTTATTCCAGTACTTGATAAAGTTCAAGTAGTGCATGCGATGGAAACACGAATGTGGTCAGACAAACTTCGAGTTGCTGGAACTGTTGATTTGATAGCAGAGATTGACGGCGAATTGACTATCCTTGACTGGAAAACTTCGTCTCGATATAAAAAACGTGAGGATATTCCAGATTATTTTAAACAAATGGCAAGCTATTCTGTTATGTTCTATGAGCGCACTGGCATTGCTGTGCCTAATATGGTAGTTCAAATGACGGTACCTGAAATAGGGCTGTTGACATTCAAAGAAAAAGTTCGCGATTGGGTGCCAGAGTTTATTGCTGTGCGAAAATTATTCAAAGAAATTAAAGGCTACTAAATTGAGTTCTACGCAGAGCAGTACTTCTGAAATAATAGTTGTTTATTCGAATTTAAAAGGTTTTTCGAATCCTGATGGGGTGTCTGGTAAAAAAATAATTACGTCTGTTTTATACACAGATAAATTTCAAATTGATATTGAATTTTTAATTAAAACAACATCAACAAAAACATCTCAAACAACGCAGAGTTCTGCACAAGCATCATCACAAAATACTGTTGTAGAAGTTCCAGCTGATTCTGTAATATTACTTTCACAATTGCCAAACAAGTTTAAAATCGAAAATATAACCCCATCTACAATTAGGCTTACAGGTGATTGTAGTAGTATGTTTGATGATTATTATGAATTTGTATTTCCAGACGGATCTGTTAGACGTGCATCACCAGATACAACTGAACAATATGTGTCAATAGTAAAATATAAAATGCCTTCGACTGTGGAATTGTCATTTCAGTATGATTTTGAAGTATCGCGACCACTAGAACAGTTTGTTACTTTTAGCGATAGCGTGTTTAATAATAAAATATCATTAACACAAAAAGCGTATTGGAATACGGATTCTGCTTCTACAAACATTTCAAATTGCACTGCTAGAGGAACCTCATAATGCCAGCAATATCACGAAAAGGTGATTCAGTAATGTCGCCAAACGGTACTGGTTATAAATGTCAATCACCAGTTGAGACAGCGGTTGATGAATGCAATTCAAATAATGTATTTGCAAATAGTATTTTAATAGTAGTTGCTGGAAATAAAATTGCACCACACAATCTGCCTGGTTGTGAACAGATAGATCAAAGCACACTGTCTAAACAGTCGTCAATGGTATTCATTGGTGGCAAAGGGGTTGGTCGTATTGGAGATAAATATAGCGACAATACTATAACAGCAGGATCGCCTAACGTTTTTTCTGGATAAACACATGAAATCATTTAAACAATTTTTAATTCAAGAATATACAAGTCTAGGTGGCAAAGAACTGTACAAGTATGATTGGCGTGTTGCAGAATTTTTAAAAAAGATTGAAACAAACTCACCATTTGAATTAATGTCTGGTGAGTTTGTGACATTACAAGCAGACCAAGAAGTGGTCAACAACATCAAAGCGCGACATCCAACAACCAATTTAAAACTTCGTAGCACGCATGGTGCTGAGTATAAACTAAAAGATTTGAAGAAAAATAAAGAATTTGGCGGAAAAGCCGAGGGAGCAAGCACTGCTATCGAAGATAGAGAACTGTCCAGTTTAAATGATCAGATAAATGCTGCTAAAGCACTTACAGCATCACCTACAATTAAGATTCGTATAGGACAACACACATACGATGTATATGGTGCTGAAACTACACCAGGAACTCCTAAATCAGATTTTCACCTCTTAGATTTAGACGGTAAAGCTGTTGCATGGATCTCACACAAAGATGGAAAAACTCCAAAAGATTTTCAGCAGTGGGGTGGAATTTCTGCGCTAAAAGAACCGGACATTTTCAAACACCCAGAAACTCAAAAGTTTATTGCTGATATAAAAGCTGAGTATGGAGATGGATTACCTAAAGCAACAACAGTACACAGAAAAATTTCGGACAGTCGATTGAAAATGATGTCAGTGTACGGAAATAAATTTGGTGGTGTTCACGGCACGCAAAACGTATCCATTTTACTCCAAGGACTAGTAAAGTTAGTGCACTCTGGTGATCATTATACACTAACTTCAACACACACTCACACGAATGGTGAAACATTAGACGATACCGGTTATGAACCCGTTCTAATGGCAATATACAAGGGCGATCGTTCTGATGCTGGGATCAAGGGTACCCGAGTAGTTATAGCACCAATTGCTTGTAGAAAATCTAAAGAAATTTAAACCAGGATTAATATGAAATCATTTAAACAGTTTTTAAACGAAGGTGGAAACGTCAATATTGATGGTGTTGAAGCAGAACGCATTGACTTGAATAAAATAAATCGCGATGATATTATTCCTAAAATAGCAAATGTTCTTGACTCCATTAATAAGTCATTTGAAAAACAATTTCATATTCCTTTATGGAGCTGTGAACTATTTGCATCAAAGAAGTTTTTAAGCGGTTCGGCATTTCATTTCTTTGACGGTGGAATTGCTACAAACGAGTTTAAAACATTTAAAAACACTGTTGGTGATATTGATACTCAGGTTTCAATAGATTTAATGAAAGATACAGAAACTTTTTTAAATGCAAATAAAGGTAAAAAATTCGGTGTGGGCGGTGTTGCAACACTAATAGGTTATAAAAAATCTGCAGGACAGTATATTAGTTTGTTTGCGTTCGACGATCCCAAAATTAATATTCAAGTCGACTTTGAATTTGTAGATTTTTTAAACGGTAATCCTACAGATTGGAGTCAGTTTAGTCATTCTTCAAGCTGGACAGATATAAAAGCTGGTGTAAAAGGTGTATTTCACAAGTACATGCTACGTGCGCTAACGTCAAAAACTGTTCGAGATATTGTTATTCTTAGTGGAAAAAAAGAAATTCCTAAAGTAGTTAAATCAAACTCTTTAGCATTTTCTGTTCAGCATGGACTACGTGAAAAGATTGTGCCAGTTATGGACGGTGCTGTTCAACGTCATCAAGACGGACTGCCAGTTTTTAAAGAAATTACACCAGGTGAATCGTCGTACGTTAAAGAGCTAGCTGTAATTTTTGAAATTTTATTTGGAAGTATTCCGTCAAAAACTGAATTAAAGATGATGGACTCTTTTACAGATGGTCTAAAATTAGTAAAGACTCATTTTTCACACGAAGATCAGATTAAGTTTATTAATGGATTTGCTGAAATTCTTTGGGAAAAAGGTGCGCAAGGTATATATAAAGGCAAAGAAAATGCAGATATAGATAAACGCGACAAAATGATTGCGTACAATATTTTAATTAATGCGCTTGGAAATATTCATCCTGATCAAAAACACATTAATAAAATGATGCACGATTACTATGCGAGCTATAAATGAAAACGTTTAAACAATTTTTAACGGAATCAGAAGTAGTCACTACTGCACGTAGTAATATGATTCATTTACAAAAAATGAAAGATGTTGAGTTTATTTCTTTCATACAAAAAATCAAAACGCAATTCAACGGCAAGCTGCAAGGATTGAAGGTATCTTTAAAAGTTGATGGCGGTGGAGGTCGATTTGGTCTCTCTAAAACCGGCGAACCATTTTTTGAAGGTTCGCGAACTGGACCTATTACTCAGCCAAAATCATTTAGTAAATTTGCAATCAGCAAAGGTGCTGAAGGTATTGCACTAGAACGCGCGCATCATTATGATAGCATGTTTGATATAGTTACTGGTTCAAAATTTATCAAACTGCTGCCAAAAGACAGCAAAGTTGTATGTGAATTATTTTATAACCCAATGGGAGAATTGTCTGACGACGGAATCAAGTTTGTTTCTATAAAATACGACAAGAGTAAACTTGGCAAAACAATGACGATTATTCCGTTTAATGTGCTGGTTGCTTCAACAGGAGAAGCACATCCTGATTCGGATAAAATTATTCAAGATTTGTTGAGTGCATCCACTGACGATATTAAATTCATCGATATAAAGTTGCAAACGTCTGGAGCAA